GTTCATGGTCAGCCCAACACTTATGGGCGTGAATTCACTGCTCAGACAGATTGACAAGGTCGGTGATTTTAAAGGGCCATTCACTCGAAAAATGCTTTCACGTTTAGATCGAGAAGATTGGGAAATTATCCAAATGGAATCTGAACAGCTCGATATGGCAGTGACGGAGGCCATCACTAAACGGGGGCGAGATGACGCGCCTGGCGGAGATTCTTGACCGGCAACTGTTACAGGTTGCAGGGCTTCTCCGGGTGCCGATTGAATATTTATCACGACAATCATTAAGACTATTTTATAAGCGAATTAATTTGAAATGAGCGATTTAATTACCAAACTGGATATCAACGTCGGCGGAAACTTTAACCGCCGATTAATTGAGAACAGTCGTACATTTAATAGCTTCAGTAAAAATGGTCAACGCCAACTCAGCTTATTGAGCCGCAGCATGCGTGGTGTAAGCTCTGGCCTGGATAGAATTGGTAATCGGTATACCGGCTTATTAACAGGTGCAGCCGGTGCCGGTACCGCACGCTTTTTGATTGGCCTGGAAAAACGTTTCGAGCGGATTGGGATTCAGGCGGATATTAGCTCTGATCAGGTAGATAGCCTCAAAAAAGAAATCTATGCCACAGCCCAGGCTGCCAATCGTCGTATTGACCCATCAGAGCTAACGGCCGCAGTTGAAGAAATCGTCGAGAAAACAGGTGATCTGAAGTTCGCCCAGGATAACTTGGACAATCTGGCCGCTTCTATTTCAGCGACTGGCGCCATGGGACGCGATATTGGTGGACTGGCTGCAGAGTTTCAAAAAATGGATATCAAACAGCCCAAGTTAGTGGCTGAAGCATTAGATATTCTGACGGTTCAAGGTAAAGAAGGTGCATTTACCTTAGAAAATCTGGCCACATTAGGGGCACGAGTCACCACAGCGTATACCGCAATGGGACGAACAGGTGTTCCGGCTATTCGTGAAATGGGTGCAGCACTGCAGGTCATTCGTCAGGGTACCGGCACATCAGAAATGGCCGCGACCGCATTTGAAGCATTGCTCAGAACGTTATCGGATCCTGAAAAAGTCAAAGTACTGCAGAGCGGTGGCATTCAGATATTTGAACCGGATGCACTTAAAAACGGACAGGAAATACTCCGTCCTATTAATGAATTAATGGAAGAAATCGTCAAACGGACCAGTGGTAAAAAGACCATCCTGGGTAAGATTTTTGATGCTGAAGCGGTTCGTGCATTTAATGCGGCTTTGGGTGAGTTCAACCGTACGGGTGAGATGGAAAGCCTCGAGCGTTTTTATAATGTTCAGGCAGACGGTACCACTATCCAGCGTGACTCTGCACGTGCTGCCAAAACAGCTGATGCCGCTATGCAAAGCCTCTATACCGCTTGGCAGAAATTCGCTGATGCCAATCTGACACAGCATATTCAATCACTCGCCGGCGCAATCGACCAGCTTGAGCCTGAAACCGTTGACCGGGTCATTAAAAGCATCGTGTACGGCATTACTGCGCTGGCGGGTCTTTCGGTCTTAAGCAAGTCAGCACGTGTCATCAAGGGTGCTGCAGATGTATTTGGTAAAGGCAAAGGTGGCGTACCAGGCAAGTTATCTTCAGCAATGGCCACACCGGTTTGGGTAGTCAATATGCCGGGCGGTGGAATGATGCCGGGCGGAGCTGCTGGCAAAGTGGGTAAAGGTGCGAGAACACCTGGTCGATTTGGATTGTTGCGTGCTGCACCGAACTTAAAAACTATAGGCATGATGGGTGCCGGTGCTATGGGCACCGCTGGTCTCGCTTTAGGTGGTGCTGGATTGGCAGGATACGGCGTAGGTACCGGAATATATAAAGGCCTGTTAGAAGACACCCAACTGGCCGACTCAATCGGCGCGGCCATCGCCAAATCACTTGCATTTTTCGGTAACGATAAAGCTCAGGCAGCTGTGGCTTCACGCTCACGATTGGAAATAGAGCTGAAAGGTGCCAATGCCAGCGTGCGTTCTATTGAAAGCAATGACATGGATATCAGTGTTGATACCGGGCCGGTGATGCAATGAGCGAAGATGCTTCAGTGACCTGGCGCGATCAACTTCAACCGGCATCATTTCGTGGTGTGTCGTTCAAGGTCGAATCCCATGACCGCTCAGGTGGCCGTCGTGTGGAGGTCCATGAATATCCATTACGGGACAAACCCTATCCTGAAGATATGGGCCGAAAAGCACGCACCTACACGATTGAAGCATATGTTATCGGCAAAGATTACATCACCCAGCGTGATGCCTTAATTGAAGCAATCGATGAACAAGGACCAGGCACATTAGTTCATCGTTATTACGGCCAGATCCGTGTCCAGGCCGGTGAATACCGTGTACGTGAAAGCAACCGCGAAGGCGGTATGGCCAAGTTCAGCATCACCTTTCATGAAGCCGGTGATGAATTCCGTCCTATCGCCAGTATCGATACCCGCCAACGTGTCAACACGCAGGCTAATACCGCTATTGCGGCCACCACTAATAATTTCCAGCAAAGCTACAGCGTCACCGGCGTACCGGGTTGGGTCACGGATGCATCACAAACCGTACTGGCCAGATTAGATTCAGCGCTTACGGCTATTGATGGTGCCGATAATCTGATTGCTGGATCGTTTTCACTACCCAGCCAAATCGCTAGCAAAACCACCGGCGTAATAGCGGGCTTATCCTCACTCTCTAATCTGAACAGCATGCGTTCATTATGGAATTTTGGCGGTCTGTTTTCCTCCATCAATCGCACCACACCCAGCCGGATACGCCAGGCTAATAATCAGCAGGCCGTCATTGACCTTGTCGAACGTGCCGCGATTATTGAATCAGCCAGGCAAACCACCACTATTCAGTTTGATTCACAACAGGATGCCATTGCGATCCGTGATGAATTGGTGGATGTAATGGATGAAAAAATGCTGACGGCCGATGATGAAACCTATCTGGCCATGCAGGATTTGAAAGTGGCCGTAGTGAGAGATTTAACCGACCGCGCTGCCAAACTCAAGCAGCTCAGACAATACCCTATTAATGACACCTTGCCGGTGTTAGTCATTGCGCATCAGCTTTACCAGGATGCTAACCGTGACAATGAAATTGTCTCGCGTAATCGCATTGGCCATCCCGGTTTTGTAGCGGGTGGCAGTCTGCTGGAGGTGCTCAATGCATGATGTCGTATTGAGCGTCAATGGCACCGAATGGCGCGGCTGGAAAGAAGTTCGGATCCGCCGTTCGATTCGTCAGATATCGTCTGAGTTTTCATTAAAACTCACAGATAAATGGTCTGAAGATATGCAGCCACGGCCCATCAATGAAGGTGATGCCAGCGTGGTTAAAATTGATGATCGCATTGTGATGACTGGTTTTATTGATGATTTCACACCGTCATATGATGCCCAGACGCATAGCATAGAAGTGCAAGGCCGAGACAAAACCGGCGACCTGGTCGATTGTAGTGCCCCATCATTTCAATGGCGTGGCCGCTCATTACTCGAAGGCGCACAGGTATTGTGCGAGCCTTTCGGTATTCCGGTTCGTGCCACGGCCAACGTATCCCGCAAGTTTGATCGGCTTAAATCAGACGAAGGTGAAAGCTATTTTGATGTCATCGAAACCGCTGCACGTATCCGGGCCGTTTTGTTGATGTCAGACGGCCAGGGTGGATTGGTGATCGGCCGCGCCGGCACGGAACGTTTATCCGGCGCCTTAATACTGGGTGAAAACATACTCGGGGCCAATAGCCGTCGTTCAATGCGTGATCGGTTTAGCAAGTACACAGTCAAAGGTCAGTCTAATAATGCATTTACCGAGACCACATCCGTCACGGCCAGCGCCGAAGATAAGCTGGTCCGTCGATTCCGGCCAAAAACCATACTGGCGGAAGACGGACTCGATATTGGCGGCTGTCGTGATCGGGCTATCTGGCATCGCAATACCGCATTTGCCAATGCGACATCAGCCAACTACACCGTCAATGGCTGGTATTTAGGTGGTGAGCTAATCGAACCAAATAAATTGGTATCGGTTCGTGATCCCTTCCTGAAAATCAATAGTGATCAGTTAATCAGTGACGTTAGTTATGTCATTGATGAAAAGGGTTTGCGCTGTGAAATTACCGTGGCCGACCCGGCAGCGTTTGACCTTAAAGAGCTACCCGAACCAGCCGATGAAGGAGCCGTGTTTTGAGAGGCTTACTGAAAACACTGTCACCACTCCGCCGTGGCCTGATGCAGCTATTACGTGTGGCCACGTTGACGCGGGTCAATGACGCCAAAACCATACAAATGGTACAGCTTGAAACCTTATCCGGTGAAGTGATCGAAGTGCCACGCATTCAAGACTATGGCCTGACATCAGTGCCATTACAGCAGGCAAAAGGCGTCGTGGCCGCTATCGGAGGCAACACCAATGGCTATGTTGTGATCAAGATGGATGACCACCGATATCGGCTAGTAAATCTCGAACCAGGTGAAGTGGCCTTGTATGACGACCAGGGGCAATTCATCCACCTGAAACGTGATGGCCATATTCATGCCAAAGCCAACACACAGCTGACCATTACAGCGCCATTAACGTTATTTGAAGGTGATGTGCAGGCCACCGGTGAGATTACCGATCGTATTAATTCAGGTGGCTTAAGCATGCAAGACATGCGTACCACCTATAACGGCCATAACCATCCAGGTGATAGCGGTGGTAATACGGGCTCACCCAATCAGGAAATGTCATGACCGACTTTGTATTAGAAATGATTGTCGAGCCAAACAAACTGCCACGCTTTGAGCTGGCCACCTCAGCGGCAGCAATGACAGAAGAAAACAGCTTGCAGACCGCTGTCATTATCTCGCTGTTCACGGACCGGCTGGCCAATGTTGATGATGTGCCACCGGATAGCACGGATGACCGTCGTGGCTGGTGGGCCGATAGCCTGGCAGCGGATGAAAACGACAATATCGGTTCACGTTTATGGTTACTCGATCGTGAAAAAGAAACCACCAATGTACTGCGTAAGGCCGAAGAATATACCTATGAAGCTCTGGAATGGCTGGTTGAAGATGCCGTTGCCTCAGCGGTTCGAGTGGTCGCCACCAATCCACGCGATGGCTGGTTAAACCTTGATATTCAGATAGACCGACCAGGTAAAGAAACTGCGCAATATAACTACCTTTGGGAGGCTTTA